CGATCAATTTGGCAATGCGCTGAACAATGTCCCAACCTATCGGGCTGGCGTTTTTGACTTAACCCCAGCGGCCAATGCGACTGATATTTTCACGATCTATGGTTCTGCCACGAAAACGATCAAAGTCACAAAGCTGCAAGTGACTGCGGACAGCGCAAGTTCTGCTGGCGTCATTGATTTATATTGCTTTAAGAGAAGCGCACAAAACACGGGCGGCACATTTTCGCATCCCACTGCTGTCAATTATGATTCCAACAATGCAGCTGCTACCGCCGTGATTACAGCTTACACGGCAAATGCCGCGACCTTGGGAACTGGTCAATTCATGTTCGGGGATCATTATGCTCTTGCGAATGCCTCAAGTTCGGGAATTCCAATTTTCCCTTGGATTGAAGATTTTGGCGTATCCAATACACAGCCCATCATTCTGCGCGGTGTAAATCAGGGGCTTGCTTTTGGTTGCAATGGCGATTCGATTCCTTCTGACATTGGAATGTATGTCTCTGTCGAGTGGACTGAAGAGTAATGTCCGTCACGATTGACATCATCGATCAGGACGTATTCCGAGCGTTTGTGACCTTTTTCCAGACGTTCATTCCGTCCAATGTCGAGATTATCCAGCAGCAGGATAATCGTGTCGCAATGCCGAAGGGCGCGTTTATTGCCATGAACAACAATGGCATGGACCGACTTTCGTTCAATGTTGACAGTTATGATTCTCTGACCCAAGGCAAATCAATGCTTTCCTCGTTCGTTTACGAGGTTCAGCTAGATTTTTACGGCACATTGGCGCAGTCATGGGCAGCAGAAACGGTGACTTTGTTTAGGGATGAATATGCCACTGATATTTTCCCGGCAAATATCCAGCCTTTGTATGCTGATGATCCTGTTCAGATTCCGTTGATTAGTGGAGAATCCCAATACATCCAGCGTTGGAGATTGGGCGCTCGGGTACAATACAAGCCAACGGTTTCAGCGACACATCAATCGATGCTTGCGATTGATATTGCCCTAGCCCCTGTCGATCAAACCTTTCCTCCATAGGAGAATTCATGAGTACCATTCCTTTTTCTCAAGTTGTTAATGTTGTCCCGTCCGTATTGTCGGCCAATGGGCAAGCTGTAGACCTCAATGGTCTCGTGCTAACTCAGAATGTAAGTGCCCCTTACGGCTCAATTCTTACTTTTGCAAATGCTGCAGGGGTTCAGGCTTATTTCGGAGCAACTTCAACTGAAGCAGCCATTGCAGACATTTATTTCAACGGCTACACCAATTGCACTCAGCTTCCGGGAACGCTTTATTTTACGCAATATCCTGAAGCATCTATTGCTGGCTGGCTGATGAGTGGATCATTGGTTAATGTCACTCTGGGTCAGCTTCAGACTATGACGGGCACTTTGTCCATCACTGTTGCTGGCGTGGTTAAGACTTCAGGAACGATCAATCTCAGTTCTGCGACTAGCTTCAGCAATGCCGCCACAATTATTCAGGCCGCATTCACCAGTCCGGGATTTACCGTTAGCTACAATTCAACGCTGAGTACGTTTGTGTTCACTACGACCACAACCGGCGCAACTCAGACCATGAGCTACGCAGCAACTGGAACGCTTGCAACTTCGCTCTTGTTGACTCAGGAAACGGGCGCGACCCTTTCGCAGGGTGCTGCTGCAGCAACTCCCGCATCGTTCATGGCAAATGTTCTGACTCTTAACCAGAATTGGGCGTGTTTCATGACCACTTGGGAAGCGCAGATTACTGAAAAGGAAGCATTTGCTACTTGGAGTAATTCTGTAGCCCCTCGCTATCTGTATGTTTGTCAAGATTCAGATGTAAACATTCTCAACGCATCCTCAACCAATACTTTTGGTGATTGGCTGCAGACGGGTGCCTACATTGGAACTTGCCCGATTTATGGTGACTATACCCACGCTGCTTTTGTTTGTGGTTATGCCGCTTCCTTGGATTTCAGCCGGTTAAATGGCCGAGCAACTTTGGATTTCAAATCACAGTCTGGGTTGACTCCTTTGGTAACAAATGCAACTCAATACGCTGCAGTCCTTGCCAACGGTTACAACGCTTATGGTTCATGGGGCTCAAACAATCCGGCCAACAATCAGAACTGGTTCTTCCCCGGCTCAGTTTCTGGAAAATGGCTCTGGGCTGATACCTATCTGAATCAAATTTGGCTCAACGCTAACCTTCAGTTGGCAATGGTTAATCTGTTGACCCAAGTAAGCGCTGTTCCTTACAACGCACAAGGTAACGGTTTGATCTATGCGGCTGCTCAGGATCCAATCAATGCTGCCGTTAACTTTGGAGCAATTCGGACGGGTATCAATGTTTCCGCTGCTCAGGCTGCTGAAATCCAGTACGCAACGGGCGTTAATGCTGCTCCGACGATTGCCTCGCAGGGATTCTATTTGCAGATTCTGCCGGCAACCGCTCAGACCCGCGCTGCTCGTCAGTCCCCGCCCATTACCCTGTACTATCAGGACGGTGAAGCGGTTCAGCAGATCAACATGGCTTCAATCGCAATTCAATAAGGGACTCAATCATGGCAACGATTACTTCAGCAAATTCGATCCTTTCGTTAGCGATCAATAACTATTTCCCGGTTCCTCAGACCATTCAGGGCTTCGCTGTCGATGACGCTTTTGAGAGTGAGGCTGTTGAACAGGCCGAAGTGCTTATGGGCGTTGATGGCAAACTGAGCGCCGGTAAGGTCTTTGTTCCGTACAAGATGACCATTCACCTTCAGGCAGATAGCCCTAGCGTCTTTCTTTTTGACGCTTGGCGTAACGCTCAGGATGGCGCAGTTGATGTGTTTTCTGCGAGTGGATCTATCGTCCTCCCGTCTACGAGCATGGTTTATACTCTCCAGAACGGTTATCTGACCTCCGCGACTCCGTTTCCGGGCGTCAAGAAAACCCTTGAACCTCTCGTATACGAGATTACTTGGCAACGCATTATTGGTGGACAGGTCTAAACATGGCTAGAAAGGAAGCTTCGTTTGTTGCGGATTTTGGGCGTGATGCAGGAAAGCAATTTCACATCACTGAAATGTCCGCAACCCAAGCAGAGAATTGGGCGTTTAAGGTTGTTCTTGCTATCGGAGCCTCCGGGATCGAGATTCCAGACAACTTAGCGGCTCAAGGAATGGCGGGGCTTCTGGCGGTGGGTTACCTGAACCTTCTCAAAATTCCATTTGAGGTTGCACAGCCTCTTCTGAATGAAATGATGGGTTGCGTTCAGGTAGTCCCCTCCCCCAATGTTAAGCGCCCCTTGATCGAGGATGACATCGAAGAAGTGAAGACCCGGCTTTCGTTGCGTAAAGCGGTATGGGATCTTCACATGGATTTTTTTTTAGAAGAAAACAAATCGACTTCGGAATCCCCGGAGCAGGAAAACGCAACTATCGGTTCATCGAGTATCAAGCCGCCCCGCAAACGATAGCTACCGTTATCTCGGCTCGGCTGGCTACTCTGCATGAACTTGACACAGTTTATGGCGTTGAGGACTTATGGATACTCCTTGAAATCAATGCCGTAGATCGACACAACGCTAACCTCGTGAGTCAAGGATAATGGCAACGGTCATTGATAGTTTATTGATCGAACTTGGACTCGATGCCTCCAAATTCGACTCGTCACAAAAAAAATCTGTCGAAGAACTTCGTAAATTCGACGAGCAATCTTCAAAGACATTCAAAAACAATCAACGAAATCTGAACGATTTCAGCCTGTCCGCAAACAAGGCTTTGATGAGCCTGACTGCGCTTGGGGTTGGCCTTATAAGCCTCAAAGGCATTTCCGATTTCGCAAAAAACCTAACGGATACCAATGCTGATATTGGCCGAACTGCCGGCCTATTCAGAATGTCGGCAACTGAACTTGCCGGATGGGAGCAGGCCATCAAAAAAGTAGGCGGGACTGCGGATGATTTCACCTCATCCGTTCAAGCAATTCAGCAAGCATTGGCCAATGTTCCTTTCGACGGTGGGGCGATACTTGAGCCGTTGGCAATTATTGGTGCCTCAGATGCGGTGGACATTAAAAATGCCACTGTAGACATCCTCAAGCTGTCTGATGCCTTAAAAAAATACAAAGAAGAGAAGGGCGGCGGGTTCGGTGGCGAACAGGCTGCATTTCTTCAGGCTCAAAAGCTCGGCATATCCAAGAATATGTTCATGCTGATGATCGACCCGAAAACGGAAGAGTTCTACAAGGATTCTTTGAAGAATACGGGCGTCACCGAAAAATCAGTGACCGAAGCGCAAAAGAATCAGGAAGCGATGGCCCGAGTTTCTACAGAACTGGAAAACGTCAGGAACAAAATAGGCGATCAACTCTTGCCAGTCATGATTCGGCTTGAAAAGGCCGTGGTGCGTGTGGCTGATTTCCTTGAAAAGTGGTTTGGCGAAACCAAATTTCCAGAAAGCCCGGAAGCGGCTTATAACACCGTGGCAGACGCCATTAATAAAAGCCGCGCTGATTTGCATCGAGAGGGCGAAATACGGCGGGATATACAGTCCGAGGAAGAACAAAAAACCTCAGACAAAAAGTATGAAATGGTAGCAAACAAGGCTCCATTCAAGGAAAAAGCCAAACGGTTGATGGATTACTTCACATCTCAGGGGCTAGACGTAACGCACGGGGCAGCAATCCTTGGCAATTACATGGCTGAAAGTACGCTGAATCCGAAAGCGACCAACACCGATGGGGGACAGCTTCACGCAGGATTGGCGCAACTGGGGCCAGAAGAACGCGCCGCGTTTGAACGATTCGCTGGTTTTGGCATTTTGGATCCTCGGGCAACCGACATGGTTCAAGCTGCTTTCATGCTGCATCGACTGAAAACAACCAAGGCGGGCAAAAATTTCTTTGGAGCAAAGGATCTCGAAGCGGCAACCCGAGCAATTTATTCCGACTATGAGCGTCCGGGCGAATCGGATACGACTTTCGGTAGGCGATTAAGCTATTCAAGGGCATTTCTGAATCAGAATATGCCCATGGGTTCTACTTCGGCCCCGGCCCCATTGCCAACAATGCCCATGGGGGCTACTGCAAACATCCCGCCAACTGGGAACAACAACACAACCAACGTCAAGACGGATATTCAAAACATCAATATCCACACGCAAGCAACGGATGGTCAAGGAGTTGTTAGGGCTTTTCAGGAAGGCGTCAACAATAATCAACTTATCAATTCAGGGTTGGCGGGGGCTCACTAATGTCGAACATTCCTTATCCAAATGTGCCGCCCCTGCCCGGAGTTCCTCCGCTGAATCGTGCCGGGGCTTATTTTGGCGCGGCATTAACTGCGGTGGCCGAATTACTTCCACTGAACACTTTTGGGCAAGAAGGATGGGGCATCATTGAGACGCAAAGCCGGTCGATTGCGTTGACTCCTGATTCGTTTGTCAAATTTGAGGAGCGTCAGGAAGCTAAAATTCCCATTTATCCAATGCAGGAAGGGGCATTTCAAAGCTACAACAAGGTTCTGATGCCTTATGAGTGCCGATTGACCGTGACTTGTAGCGGTAACGGCCCAATGAGCAAACTGAACTTTCTGAGCAAAATTTCTTATTACATCGAGACGACGACACTTGTAGACATTGCCACTCCTGATGGGGTCTATGTCAATATGAACCTTGTCCATGTTGATTATCGTCGCGAAGCCAAACAAGGAGCCACATTAATCATCGCTGAACTTTGGTTTCAATGGGTGCGCGTTGTTTCATCAACTGTCACAACTGCCGAGCCTTCAGGCGCGTCCCCCTCATCTCTTGGGCAGTTGTCTACACAGTCATCAACTCTGAATGTGATTCCGAAATGATCGAGACAATCCCTATCACGGCTGTTTCTGCTCAGACTTTTACCATTCAGCTTGGGACACAAAGCTGCTTAATAAATCTTTACCAAAAAAATACCGGCCTTTTTTTTGACATGACGGTAAACAACACTCCATGCGTTAATTCTGTCATTTGCTTGAACTTGGTCGGATTGGTTCGTGAGGCTTATTACGGGTTCACTGGACAGCTTGCTTTTGTTGATACTCAAGGAACAAGTGACCCAACCTATGATGGCCTTGGGACTCGCTATCAATTGGTGTATGTGTCATGACATTTGCCATTCGTGAAATTGACCTTGTGTTCACGACGCCCAACAAAAGCCCGTTGATTCTGCCCAACATCAAGTGCATGGCAATGATTACCAATCCGGGTGGCTATTACGCATTCGGCCAACTCCAGCTAAAAGTCTGGGGCATGACAATGGATCAAATGAATGAGTATTCATCGGTAGGGGCGAATCAAGTCATCCTTCAAAATCAATCGGTGACCGTTTACGCAGGCAATCAAGGCGGGGCAAAAAATCAGGTTTTTTCCGGTGGCGTGGTCTCTAGTTTTATCGATATGGCCAACCAGCCGGAAATATCATTTAATTGCGCCGCTGTGGCCGGCTACAAGCCGAAAGGGACTCCCGCCGCTCCTAACTCATGGCCATCATCAAATAACGCTGAGGACGTCATCAAGGCTCTTGTTGGTCAAATGGGAAGCCCTTGGTCATGCGTTGTGGCAACGGACGCCCATGCCGTACTTCAGAATCAATATGTTTACGGGTCCATCATCGATCAAATTACAACCGTTGCCAAAAACGCTCGCCTTCCAATAAAGATTGAAAACAACACGATCTATCTTTGGTCGAATTCGGGCTACGTGGATGAAGAAACCGTTCAAATCGGACCAACAACGGGGTTAGTTGGCTATCCCTCCTACTGGGAAGCGGGATTCGTAGTGAAATCGGAATTTAATCCTGCCATTCAAAATGGGCGGAAAGTTGTTCTTCAATCGGCTCTGCCAAAAGCAAACGGACAATTCCCCGTCATTTATTCATCACACGAAATCAGCACGCTGACAGCAGACGGACCTTGGTTCACCACAACTAAACTTGCTCCATTCCCTTATGTCCCCCTCAACTAAAGATCAAGGCATTCAAACTAACCACGTTGCTTCCGATGCAGCCTCAGAAGTTGGAAAACTTCAATATCTCATCAGGAATGCCCTTTCCGGGGTCAGAACAGCGATGCCGGTGCAGGTCATTGCCGTTTCTAATGCCGGTGGCATCTCTCCTGTTGGAACTGTAGACATTCAGCCCCTTGTCAATGCTGTCGATGGAAACGGTAATTCATGGGCTCATGGGGTAATTCACAATGTTCCCTATATGCGAATTCAAGGCGGTGCAAGCGGAATCATCATTGATCCAGTGGTAAACGATATCGGCATCGCGGTGGTGTGCGATCGGGATATATCGACGGTTCAGAACGTAGGGAATAGCATCAATTCCCAGACTGGGAATAATTTCACATCGGCTCCGGGCTCAAATCGCAAAAATGATATGTCGGACATGGTTTATTTGATGACCATGATCGGACTTGCGCCGACTCAATACGTCCAATTTGTAAATGGAAGCACTCCAAGCATCACAATTCATTCGCCAAACACGGTTACAATAAATGCGCCAAACATCAATTCGAATGGCACTTGGCAGCATACGGGCTCCATAACAGCAACGGGTGATGTTACCGGCAACGGAACGAGTCTGCATACGCACAAGCATGGCGGCGTTTCTACAGGAACAAGTCAGACAGGGGCTCCAGTATGACGGTGATACATAACACGCTTTTGCTTGACCAGACGGCTTGGGATCTAGTTCTTGATGCCAATGGAAACATTGCATTGGCTGGCGCACCTTATTCGATAGCTCAGGACGTTGCATCTGCGACCCGCACCTTTTTGGGAGAATGCTGGTATGACACCTCGCTCGGCTTACCTTATTGGCAAGACATTCTAGGCAAAATGCCTCCATTGAATTACATCTCTCAGCAAATGCAGACCGAAGCATTTACAGTCCCCGATGTTGCACAAGTTCAAGTAAATTTCACTCAGTTCAGTAACAGAACGCTCGCCGGACAGATTCAGGTAATCGACACGGATGGGGTGGCAAACAATGTCGCTTTTGGGGGATAACCAATGACAACGAATGTTCCTTCTATCCAGTGGTTGAATGGTGCGCCCGTCCTGCCATCAGAAGCCGACATCCTGACGGGCGTTCAGACCGATATCAATTTAGCCTTTGGCGGTGGAGTCAATCCGGGTCTTACGACTCCACAAGGGCAGCTTGCGCAGTCTGAAACCGCAATCATTGGGGACAAGAATAACCAGATTGCCTACATTGCAAATCAAGTGAATCCAGCCTTTGCTTCGGGTATTTGGCAGGACGCCATTGGCTACATTTATTTCATGAACAGGATCCAAGCGGCAGGAACGGTTGTTCAGGCAACTTGTGTAGGCGCGGTAGGGACTCCTATCCCGGCTGGTTCAATTGCTCAGGATGTAAACGGCTATCTTTATGCCTCAACCGCAGCAGCCACCATCCCTGCCAGTGGCAGCGTTACTGTTACTTTCCAAAATCAAACCACTGGCGCGATTGCTTGTAATGTTGGCGCACTGGCCAAAATTTACACAGCGGTTGCCGGTTGGGATACGGTCTACAACCCCACGGCCGGCACTCTGGGGAATGCCGTTGAATCTAGGGCGGCTTTCGAACAAAGGCGTCAAAACAGCGTGGCGGTTAATGCAATCAATTCAATTCAGGCGATCGAAGCTGCTGTCCTTTCGGTTCCGAATGTTCTTCAGGCGGTGGTGGTCGATAACCCCACAGCATCAACGATTAGCTATGGATCAACCAGCTATTCGATTGCTGCACATTCCATCGTCGTTAGCGCTGGTGGAGGATCCTCATCGGCAATCGCGCAAGCCATTTGGAACAAAAAGCCTCCGGGTTGTGGTTACAACGGGAACACGACCGTCACGGTTTACGATACGTCTTACTCAACCCCTATTGCATATTCGGTCACTTATCTGACTCCAACGGCCACGAATGCCTATTTCAATGTGGTCATTAAGAATAATGCGCTGCTTCCATCAAACATCACGCAGCTAGTCCAGAATGCCGTTCTCGCCTCATTTAACGGTCAAGATGGAGGGCAAGCTGCCTATATCGGGCAAACGACCTATTCGGGACGTTACTATGGCAATATCAATGCAATCAGCCCTTACGTCAACATCGAAGAAGTCTATCTGGCGGCTTACAATTCAGTAACGGCTGGGTCTTTTGTTGTCGGTCAGACTTACCAAATCTTGACGCTTGGCTCAACCACGCAAACGCAGTGGAACACGATAGCCGGAACTTCTGGGGTGACTTACGCGGTGGGCTCAACATTTACTGCAGCAACCACTGGTGCAAGTTCAGGCAATGGAACGGCTTTGCAATATGCGCTGTTGATTGCTTTTGGAATCGATCAGCTTCCAGTCCTTTCGGCCTCTAACATTACCGTGACGCTGGTGTAACCATGCAGAATTGGAATGAGACACTGCTGAGTCAATACTTTGATTCTCCAACGATCTATTCGATGCTGCAGTCATTCAATGACGCGGTACAACCCGACACAGACATCGCGAATTTCTACGCGAACATCTGGGATGTTAATACAGCGGTTGGATCAGGGCTTGATATTTGGGGGGCGATTGTCAATGTTTCCCGTTACCTTCAGATTCCGGGCTCTCCTGCTTTTTTGGGATTCGATGAAGCCTATCTTGCACCGTATGCCTCAACTGGCCCTCAGCCATTTGGGCAGGCACCATTCTATTCTTCGATTTCAAATACAACGACTTATTACTTGTCGGATAACATTTATCGCAGACTGATTATGGTGAAAGCAGCCGTGAACATTGGCAATCTTTCAGTCCCGAACATCAACCAATTTTTACAGTATTTTTTTGGAGTGTCGATTGATGGTAGCCCTTATGGAGTGGCTTATATTATCGATGGCCTGAATCAGAGTTTTACTTATCACTTCAACTTTATCCCAAATGCTTGGCAGCTTGCCATCGTTCAAAATTCTGGCGTATTTCCTAGACCGGCTGGTGTACTTGTCAACGTTTCTTACTAACAGGATCAGATATGCAAAGCTCTAATATCCCATTAAAAATTCAGATCCCGTTTGCTAATTCAGCAGGGTCAAGCTACAAGAATACAATTCCTCAAGCGTCCCAAATTGGAATCACGAACGGAAAGGCATCCCTAACTGACGGATTTCCTCCTCTAACGTTCCAGCCAATCAGTTCAGGTGGCATCCCGCCTTTTGGTGCTGATTTCAATGGGATCCTGTATGAAATCACTGCCATTCAGCAATGGCAGGAAGCCGGTGGGATGTTTCCTTATGACTCTTCTTTCTCAACGACCATCGGCGGGTATCCAAAAGGCGCGGTTTTACAGGCTGCAGCATTTGGTGGGCTTTGGGTAAACACGATTGAAAACAACACAAGCAATCCTGACACGGGCGGTGCTGGTTGGTCTTCCTTAGCTTTTGAGGGCTCGCAATCGGTCACCGTCACGACTGCTGATGTGACTTTAACTTCGCTTCAGGCTGCTTATCCTGTCCTGATTATTTCTGGGACGCTTACCGGAAATCAGAATCTGATTTTCCCCGCTGCGGTCGGTGAATACATCGTCCAGAACAACACGACAGGTGCCTATACACTGACAGCCAAAACGGCCTCCGGAACTGGCGTCACTTTGACGCAGAATGCTTCGACTTATTTGTACGGTGATGGCACCAACATTAACTTTGCCGATTCGGCAAAAGTAGCGAGTTTCAACGGAAGAACTGGGACGGTAACGTTAACCTCTACTGACGTTACAAGCGCTCTTGGTTATGTCCCAGTTAACAAGACAGGGGATGCAATGACCGGAACCCTAACAAGCTCAGGCTATCTTGCTGGAACGTCTCCAAATTCGGGAGTCACTGGAGCTGTTAGGCTTTATGATGCAGTTGGAAATCCTAATGCGGTCTATTTGCAAGCGACTAACAATGCTGGAACGGTTAGTTATTCAAGCCTTTATTTCAATTCTAATGGAGCGATTTCTGCCTCTGGCAGCTTTTCTGCTATTTCTTTTTCAGGGGCTGGAACAGGTCTTACAGGAAAGGCATCAAGCCTTTCAATCGGTGGGAGTGCAGATTCTTTAAACGCAGCAAACTCATATAACGTTTATACCCTAATCGGATCTAACATTGTTGCGGGAACGTCCCCCAACAACGGACAAACTGGGGCTATTCGCGCATACGATGCCCCCGGCAATCCTGATGCTGTTTATATCCAAGGAGTAAATAACTCAGGATCCGTTGGGTATGCAAACATAAAGCTGAATGCTAATGGACTAATAACCAGTGTAGGTGGTGCGCCATCAACCGGAAACTCTTCAAACTACATTGCAACTTCTGCTTTTGTACAAGATGCTTTAACGGGTGGCACTGGCCAATCTTGGCAAGCCCCCGGACGTTCTGCTGGAGTTACCTATACCAATTCCACGGGACGGCCAATTTTGGTTATGTTGGCTACTGCCAACTCTGGATCTCCAACAGCGTACACTTATATTTATGTAAACGGCGTTAACATTGTTAATGTTGGAACTTCTAATGACACGTTCTTTTACAGTTTTATTGTTCCCAATGGAGCGACTTATCTGGTCAATCTTGGCGGTTCGGGAATTATTTCTCAATGGGCAGAGTTAAGGTAAAAAAATGAAGTACTTTCAAAAAACAAACACTAAAGAAGTTTACGGGTACGATGAAAACGACCCCAATCAAGAAGATTTGATCCAGCAAGCCATCGACAATGGCTGGAAAGACATAACCGGATCATGGCCTCCCCCTCCAACAAAGGAATTCATCATTTCAACGTATGAGGGAGCAGCCAAAATTAACCTTGATACAGTTGCTCAGTCTTGGGGATATGACTCAATAATGACTGCCATTTCTTATGTTAGCTCAACAAATGCACAATATAAGGCAGAAGCTGAAGCTTTAAATGCTTGGCGTGACAGCTATTGGGCTGAAGCGTACACTATTGAACAAGGCACTTTGCCTGACACTGCAGAAGCGTTTGTGGCTATGCTTCCAGCAGCTCCTACTAGGCCAACCGCATAAAAGGAAAAAAATGTCATTGACAATTACTGTTGAATCGACAAAAGAAATAGACATTATTCTCGCTGGCCTTCGTAAGATGCCAATGGAAGATGTTGAAATGGTGGTGTATGGCATTCGAATGCAGGTC